TCGCAGGCCTCATAACCCGCCGGTGAGAGGTGAGCGGCTCTTGTATACAGGCTGTGAGACAAAACAAAGAGAGGGCCAGAGCCCAGGTAGGGAAGGGATAAGCGACCGTCCTTATACGGGGGCACCCCTCTCTCCCTATACGGAGCCCTATACAAGAGATAGTAGCTCAGATAGAGGGGCGGGAGACAATGGGCACACAGTCTTACACCTCCTCACTCACCAGTATAGAAGAACTGTTAACATCATTGACAATCTCCAGAGGCCAGGAGTCATCTCACCCATTCACCTACCCCACCTCGTAGCCAATCTTATACCTACTTTACATAATGGTTATAGTGCGATCCTCTGTACTCCCCTGGAATACCCTAATAGCTTAATATCACTTCAGCGAGGGCTCCCCTGCAACCGGCCTGGTGGGGGAGCCTTCCTATCTAAGCTCCTGGGGCCAAGGCTGAGGAGCCTGTGCATTCCCAGGTCATCTTCTATACGGGTGCGTTTCCCCTTCCCCACTTTCTGCGAGCTATCACTATACTGTTTAGAGTATAGTCCACAAGTACAAAAAGAGGGGTACTGGATTCGCAGTTTCGCAAATGGCCTATTTGTTGGTGGGGTGTTATAACTATACCATGAGTGGTAGAGCCCTCCGGCAACTGTCTCCAGAGATGTACCGAGACTTGCGCCATAGGTTCATAGGTAAGGCAATCACGTATGGTAAGAGCTTTGAAGCGGCTGAAGACTTATGGCAGGACACGTTAGAGGCGGTGCTACAAGCTTACGGGTACAACGGTGCTTATGCCCCTTGGAATCTTATCTGGATAGTAGGTGACCATCTTGTTATTGACCAGCACCGGCGACTGAGGGAGCAGACAATACACGTATCACTTGAAGAGGCTTACCATAGGAGTACTAACGGTGGGATAGAGGAGTTAGAGGAGCGGCTGGATAAGGAGATGGCTCTAGCGGCGGCTAAGCGTCTATTCCATCCTACAGTGTGGGGATTCCTGTTGGCATATTACAGCAAGGGGACACGGTATTGCGCCAAGCGGTATAAGGTGAGTGAGGAGAGTATAAGAGTGATGGCATGGAGGCTACGGCAGAATGGTAGAGGTAAGCAGCCTCTTCCTAATACATGGACTGCCTAATTGGATACCGGCTAGCCTGTGCTTTTTGAATGCGGGGTTGATGGCAATAATAGGATTCATATTACTCTTGGACGACACGAGAAATAGCGTATAGTATAGATGTAAGCGGGACATTTATAGGGGAGGTATGATGGAGGGGTTAGATAAGAAAACAAGAATTCGAGTAGTGCGGCACAAGGCCGTCTGCCCCATCTGTAAGAGTCCGCATAAGGACGATATAGATGCGATGCTGGTAAGCGGGGCCGGTAACCATGACATATTGGAGTACATGGTACAGCTAGGCGACCGGCGGCCTGGTAATGACGGCATGGATTTCCACCGGCGGTTTATCAAGCATCTGGCCGACGTAGACGTGTATGCCAGGGCCAAGACTAGGAAGCGGGATTCGGGCCTAAGCGAAGACGATATAGACAAGATGGGGATAGGCCAGCTAAAGAGCATATTTGAGAAGGCGCTATGGGGCCAGACACTACCGCTAGTCATACGTACCATGCGGTCTAAGATGATGGACGCACCGGATGACCTTAGCTTTGCGGGCCTGCTAGAGGGCCTCCGGCTCTGTGTCGAGGTGGCAACGGTTATGCTAGGCGGCGGCAGTGATAGCGAGGCGGCGAGCAAGCTAGACCTTAGTAGCATGGCTGACCTTATTACTGACCCTGCTGAGCGGCAGAAGTTTATAGCTACACAGCGTGAACTACAGAAGGCTTTGAGGACGGCTAACGATATAGCCATCAAGCATACCGGAGGTAATGGTGTATAGTCGCATAGAACGCTGGGAGCCGTGGCTATTGCCTTACATACCGGAGTCCGGCGATGTGGCTATAGACGTAGGGGCCAACGTAGGGGCCTTCAGTATAGATTTAGCTGCTACCTTCAGACGGGTGCTGGCCTTTGAGCCTGGGCCTCTGGCCCTTAGGGAGCTTCTAGCGGACGTACCGGAGAATGTGGACGTGTACAACATGGCTTGCGGTAGTACGCCTGGATTCCGGCTACTCCACCTACACCCCAAGACTATCCATACCTCCATCTGGCCAGCAGCGGGGCCGGATTGGGGCCAGCCGGTAGGCAAAATGTACGTCTACACGGTGCCGCTAGATAAGGTGCTGATAGATGGCCAGCTAGACTTCCTCAAAATAGACGTAGAGGGTGCTGAGTACGATGTGCTGGTAGGGGCCGGAGGGCTCCTTAATGGCCTAGCTCAAATCCTGGTAGAGATTCACAATAGGGAAAATGCCGAGCGGTGTCAACGCCTACTCAGGGCCTATGGCTACGAGGCCAACATAATACGGCACCCTAACTATAAGGAAGACGATCCGGCTTACGAGACTCACCTATGGCTAGAGGCGCACCGGTGATAGACGTCATTATGCCGACGCTGGGCCATATGGGAGACTTGACCGCAAACTCCCTACATCATTTGCCTTGGCCATACAACCTCATCACATGCGGGGAGCGAATAGGATGGGGACAGGCCATCAATAAGTGCCTAGAGCAGCGGGTAGAGGGCCGAGACGCCATTATTATAGATGATGATGTACAGCTACTACCTGAGACGTTTGAAGGCTTTGAGCGCTACCTACCCTACGGGCATATATTCGGCTTCAAGTTATACTACCCTAGCGGCGGCCTACAGCATGACGGCGGCTGGGTAAGTGATGAAGGTGGAGCGGGCCATATATTCAGTGGCAGCGATAGCCCTTCTTACGTAGCCTATATTACCACCTCGTTATCCTACTTCAAATCCGAGCTATTCGATATTGGTATGCGCTTCCCTGAGTGGCCAGGGTATCAGTGGGAGGATGTAGCATTTTGCCTAGAGGCAGAGCGGCATATCTACAATGTTGTGTACGTGCCGCTCAAGGCCTACCACCACGAGACAGCTACTAAGCGCCACCTAGCCGATTGGGGAGCCCGTTTCAACGCTAACTGGAATCTATTTAAGGAAGGATACCTATTAGACTGTAGGAGGCTAGCGGCCAAGTTTGGGCCAAGTAGGAGAATACTATTAAATGCCACATAGCCCGTATCATAGGTTCAATAGCCTTAAACTACTAGCCTATGCAGACCGGTTAGAGGCCATAGTACGGGGAGATTTGCCCTTCCCTATAGACTGGCATATCTACCCTACTAATTTCTGTAATCAACACTGTAGCTGGTGTATGTTTAGGCAGAACGGCGAACAGGATACACTATCTCAGCTACCAGCTGATGTTCTACTACGGGCCGTTAATGACGCGGCCAGGACGGATGCTAGGCTGATACACTTCTCCGGCGGCGGTGAGCCCTTGCTTAATGTACATACCTTGGAGGCATGCCAGCTAGCTAACGAGTTAGGCATGAGCGTGGCACTATCTACTAACGGCTCTTTTCTTACACCGGAGTATGCTAAGGCGGTGGACTACCTGAGGGTGAGCCTCAACGCGGGCATGCCTGAGACACACCAGCTAATCAATAGCGGCCATACGACCGATTGGAAGCGCATAATAGAGAATATCAAGGATGCGGCCAAGGTCAAGCGTCAGGATATAGGTCTATCTTTCGTGGTATGTCCTGAGAACGTAGAGGATATACCAGTCTTCTGCCGGTTAGCAGTTGAATGTGGGGTAGACTTTGTACATATCAGGCCTGCGTTCTGGTATGACAAGCAGCAGGACGTGGCAGTACACGCGGTGATGGAGCGGGCCAGGGTGCTCAGTATGCGGGCTCAGGCAGAGTGCGGAGATAACGTAGATGTCTTTGCTATTACAGAGAAATTTGAGGGCTACTGGACACCACGTACCTATGATAGGTGCAGAGCTAACTTGACCGGCACCTGCTTAACGGCTACCGGCGAATTCGCTCTCTGCCAAGACCGGACAGACCTGAAATACGGCAGCGGCTACGCTCAGGGAGCGACCTTTGAAGATATTTGGTACTCAGAGGAGCATCTGGCCCTTATAGGCCGGATGATGCGTAAAGAGGAGCTAGATAAATGCCCTCGTTGTGTATGGAACAAGCGCAACGAGATAATACAGCAGGTATTTATACGTGATGGGATGCGTCTGGATTTAGTATAGGTGAAAACCGAAGCGGAGATACGAGAAGCCATGCACCGGCTGAAGGTTGTAGGTGAAAAGATAGACCTTGTAGGCGGCGAGCATAACTATTTGAGCGCTTCTATAAGTGGCGCTATACATTTTGCTCAATGGGCGCTAAGCGAGGGGCCGGACGTGGCAGAAGTGATAGATACGACCCTAAAGGCCAGTATAGATAGCTGTCAGAGGAAGCTAAGCAAGTGATACAAGCAGATATAGCTGAGCAACATGAGCTAGCGCTGGCGCGTATAGACCACGCTACGGCGGCTGAGCATATCTTGACCGACCTAGAGCTAGGCGGCAATATCGTTATGGCTCCTATGCATATAGAATGGCATGACTTGGCCAATACAGTGAAGCTTCTAATCATAGAGGCACCACGAGATCACGGTAAGACGGAGCAGATGGTTATATCTCGCGTGATAAGCGAGCTAGGCAAGAATCCTGAGCTACGTATAAAGATTGTATGCGAGAATGACGAGCTAGCTAAGGCGCGTGTTAAGGCTATTGGCCAGCATATTAAGGAGAACGCTAAGGTCAGAGCTATATGGTCACGTCTACGACCGGCGAGCCAACAGGATTGGAGCAAGCACCGTATAATTGTCAAGCGTAGCCGAGTAGGTAAAGATGCTAGCGTAGAAGCTTATGGTGTGCTTACTAATGCCGGAGGTGGACGTGCTGACCTTATTATATTCGATGATATCTGTGGATTTCGTAATACTATATCTCAACCGGCTTTACGCGACCAGGTAAAACAGTCAGTACGCAATGTATGGCTGAATATGCTAGAGCCTACCGGACGGGCCATCTATATATTCACGCCTTGGCATAAGGATGACCTGAGCGCCGAGCTAAAAGATGATGGGGCTTGGAGGTTAGCTAGCTATGCTGTCAATGAGAGCCATGAGGGGCCGTGGCCTAGGAAGTGGACAGTAGCTAGGCTCAAAGAGCGGGAGAGGGAGATAGGTTTACGGGCCTACCAGCGAGGATACCAGCTAAAAGCCCTTACAGACGAGGAGGCTGTATTCTCTGAGGAGGTAGTGGAAGGTGCCTACGATTGGGATGTATCGCTAGGCCAGGACTACCCGACAGATTGGCCTCGTATAGCCGGTGTAGACTTGGCGGCCTCGCTCCGGCAACGAGGGGCCTTTACAGTCATGTTTACGGCGGTACTTACTCCTGAGGGTAAGCGCATTCCTATAGAGATTCTGCGATATAAGCAGCCTTTTGATAGCACGGTAGAGATGATACACTCTGCGTGGCAACGGCATCACCATAGCCTGATTATGGTGGAGAATAACAGCTATCAAGAGGTGCTAGTACAACATCTAGCTAATAAGCATAGCGAAATACCGGTTGAGAGCTTTACTACGGGCTCTAACAAGCACCACCTAGAGCTAGGGCTACCAGGCTTCCTAGTACAGCTACGTAATCGCACCTGGATTGTACCTAAAGGCGGCTGCACCGGCGGTAGCGATTGCCGCTGTTTAGTGTGTATATGGGTCAAGGAGATGCTAGGCTATCCTGTAGCCACTACCAGCGATGTTGTAATGGCCTGGTGGCTATCTGAGTGTGCTGTACGCTACATGCAGAGCTTAGTACAGCGGCTTAAGGAGCAGCAAGAGCAAGGGCCTAATCAGTCTACCGTCGTACTTAATCCTCTACAGGCCGGTGAGGGGCCGCTAAGTGAATTCGGTCACGAGCTACCAGATACTCCTCCGTCTTGGCTAGGAGCAGACGAATGAAATACCTAGGATTATCGGTAGACGAATTCAACCATACTAAGTGTGAGGTTATGGGCCTCCTCATAGCGAGAGGTAGCACACCTGAGGATGCTGAAGACGCTTTTCAAGAGGCCGCCTTGCGCATATGGGAATATTATGGCAAGGGCTCTTGTACTCAAGGGCTATTAAGAGAGATAAGCAAACAGCGTTATATAACCATGACTCGTACCTTGTATGCGCGTAATGAGATACCAGGCCTCGATCCGGCGCAATTCCGCACCAATAATGGTATAGAGATGCTAGAGTGGCGAGACTATCGTATGTGGCAGTATCGTGAGCTTAATCGTCTGTATGCGCCGGTAGTGCTCCGTGTAATGCGGCTATATTACCGTTTTGGCCAGAGAGCCTTAGCTAGGCGGTTTAGATGCAGCCCTTCTACAGTACGACATGCTATATTTAGAATGCGTAAACGGCAGCTATGTTATCTTCCACCTGCATGGATAGAGGTGAATAGGAGGAAGAGGCCATGTCTGAATTTATAGAGCTAGATAGTGGTGTGTCTGTACCGGCGGCCACTGTCGGCAAGATGCTACAAGCCCACAAGGAAGGCCGTCTATCGGATGCTATGGAGCAGCTTATAAGCGTTAGTCGGTTGCTAGAGGATGCCACCGACCGATTTATAAGTGGGGCCTCTGGTGGCCATCAGATAATCGGTATGCCTCCTGGTAATAAGCTACCTATGCTTAACCGGCTACGGCGATTGCGCCATACAAATCCGCTAGCTAAGCATGCAGCCAAGCTTGTATGCCGGTATACATTTGGGGCCGGTGTTACTTGGAGGGCCGCCGACCAGGAGCGGGTGCAGCCGATTATAGAGGCCTTCTGGAAAGACATAGATAACCAGCTAGAGCTTACCACGCATCAGGCTATGGTAGCTCGCTGCGATGAGCTATGGACGGACGGCGAGCTATTCTTTGGTATGTTCGCCGGTAAGGATGGCCACATCAAGGTACGCTCTATACCACCTGAGGAGATAGTGGATGTAATTACCGATCCGGAAGACCAGCGTAAGCCGCTATATTACAGGCGACAACGGCAGCCTCGTAAGTATAACCTATCTGCTGGCACCTGGGAGCCGGACGCCAAGAAGGGAGCAGTTACATATATTCCTAGTTGGCTGAACCTTAATGTGGAACAGGATAAAGTAGATAAGAAATGGTTTAACCAAAATGCGACTACTCGCGCTATGCTAGACGACTCCATGCGGATATACCACGTCGCTATTAACAAGGTAGGCCATTTCGGTCTGAGCGAGCTATGGACTATCCGTGATTGGATACGGCAATTCTTACAGTTTATGGAAGACCGTGTAACCATCAATAGGGCAGCAGCCGCTATAGCTTGGCAGCGCAAGGTCAAGGGTACGTCACAGGATATGACTGCTGCTATCAGCAAGGGTATAGCCAGCAAGACGGTTAACATAGGCGAGACAAGTGTACGTATACCGCCGGTGAGCGGTTCCATTCTTAGTACACCTGAGAACGTAAGCTACCAGTGGACTAGGGGCGACACCGGCGCTACTCAAGCCGTAGAGGATGCCCGCATGATACTCATGGCGCTAGGGGCCGGTGTAAGTCTTCCTATACACTGGTTTGGCGAGGGTGGCGATGCTAACCTAGCTACGGCGAGGGCGATGAACTTCCCTGTATTCAGAGGCTTCCTAGAGTGGCAGCAGCTATGGAATAGCACATTATCCTTCTTCCATACCTACAGCCTATGGAAGGCTATTGAGGCCGGTGCGCTTAAGGGGGGCAAGTACCAGGACACCGTAGGAGACGATGGCCGGATTATAGACCGCACCTACTCCTATGGCGAGGTCAATCCGTTTATAGATGTAGACTTCCCACCTCTTGTACAGGAAGATATGAAGGCTATGGTAGAGGCCGTTAGTATGGTGATGGATAAATTCGGCACTACCGGCGAGGCTACTAAGGATTTGGCTGCTCTTGCGCTAACAGCGATAGGAGCCAATAATATAGACGAGATGATAACTAGGTGGTATCCAGAGGGCGAAGAGATACCGGCGGCACCGGCTCTTATCAATGCTCAGGCTCAGGTAAGCAGGGCCGTAAATGCTATGCGTGACCTAGGGAATGTAATAGGCGGCAACGGGGCCAAGCGGGAGGTAGTATGATAGTATTGAGGTGCGATACCTGCAATAAGGTTGATGAGGGCGAGGGTATCTTTGCAGCAATTAGCGCCGTTACAGTAGGAGAGGAATCACCTACGGCCCAAATATACGAGGGGCGAATTCATACCTGTGAGGAGTGCCTGGGGCCTGAGATTGCTGCTGTATTGAAGTCACATATGCGAGCACGTGACTTAGTAACGGAAACTACACAAAGTGATATGTTAGGTGGAGGCCGGTGATGTTTCTAACGCCTATACTCTCACCGTCTGAGTTGCATTGGTGGACTTGGCTTATAGCGGCTGGCATTCCGACGGCGACAGCCTTTGCCATCATTATAGCGATAAGAGAGCGCTTATCCAGGTGGGGCTGGTGGCGTCGTAGGCGCAATAAGCGGCCTAGGAGATAGCTCTTTTGCGTACTTGTACTAGGTGATGGTCAGTCCATATTCGCTTACGCCACCACCAGCACCGGTTACAGATATTGATACCCTTGTATCGCTGTACAAGCCGGTTTTGGTGGCATCCGGCACAGTGGCCCATTTGAGCCTTGGCCTCAACAAACTTGGCGGCAGTAGGCACTATACACCTCCTATACACCAATTATTATCGCACACTTCACCGGCAAAGTCAAGTGGAAAAGCTCCTATATTCTTCTATTTTCGCCTATTTTCGTCCGTTTTCTCACTTACAGATAGAGGGAGTCTTATATGGTGATGGCAGACGTTGACCGGCTGCGGCTGAGGGCAGCCCTTGACGAGGAAATAGACGAGCTAGAGGAGACTTTCGATACCTGGTTCGGTATATGGCAGTTGAATCTGGGCGACCATAGCGACTACTGTAACCATCCTGAGCCGGTCAAGGAAGCTAGGCCGCCTAAACGGGCACACGTCGCTGATACAGAGGCCTTAGCTACTCCTATGAGGCACTTCCAACAGGATGAGGTAAAGCGTCTTAGAGGCCTAACTCGCGTACTGCGCCAGGTACACAGGGATGTCCTTGATGTATATAAAGGCCTGACGGCTGAATCTACCGACGAGGAGATACGTCTTGCCTTGGAGCCTGTATTTGAGGCGTATGAGAGGGAATTCCTTAGCTTCTTAGAAGAGGCTATATTTGATACCAGACAGCAGGCTATTGACGACACGGTAGCCGTACTTAAGATGCGCGGCATAGACCTTCAGGTATATGAACAGGCTTCAGTACCTACAGTAGATGTGGTATTCGGGCCTGGACGTGTAGCGGGTAGCTATGCTGGTGCAAGGGGTACGGGTGCAGTAGGGCCTATGCTGAGCAGGCGTATTTGGGATAGCGGCCAAGTGGGTGCTACACAAATAGGGCCTACTATGCGAGACTCACTACGAGAGGGAGTAACCGCTAAGCAGTTTGGTCGTAATATGGAGCCCTATCTGCTTCCTGGTAGGGAATTCCCTAGAGCGGTGCCTAGCTCTGTTGTATCTCAGCAGCCTCGCTCATTGGCCTATAACGCTTTTCGCTTGGGCCGGACTGAGATAAACCAAGCTTATAACCATACACGTAAAACCTTAGATACCCATCTAAAGAATAAGGGAGTATTGGTAGGTAGCCGGTGGGTACTCAGCGGCGAGCATGCCTTTAGGATGTCACGACTAGGTAAAGATAGAGACGAATGTGATGAATACGCTGAGCATTACGATGGCCAGTTTTCTTGGCTTAGCAAATACGGCGTAGACCCTGCTGGTGTATGGGAATCTGGTGATATACCTATAGCCCACCCTAATTGCCTATGTACACTGGTGCCGGTGCCTACGCCTACTCCGCTACTACAGAAGGCGCTTAGTGGAGATATGGGGCCGGTGTCACCTGAGGGGTATCCACCACCACCAGAATTTCTAACTGGTATTGGTGACGAGATTACTAGGCAGAATTCTGAGATAGCGCTACGCTGGATGCAGCAGTACTACCAGAATAAGGGG